AGGAAGACTTAAGTTTGGTGGGAGCGCCAACAGCGCACCATTCCCATCAGCAGTTGTGGTCTTTGAATCACAACCACAGACTATCATCAAAACAATGGAGGCAAGATGAAAGATTATTATATCATATATACAACAGATGGGTGCTCTTATTGCGATAAAGCAATTGGAACTCTGAGAGAGCAGAAACAACCATTTATGGTTGGTAATCTCACCCACAATCCAGAACTTCTAAAAGAGGTCAAAAAGCAAAATAAGATGACTACAGTTCCAATTGTTCAATACATTGTTCACAAAGAAGTTCCGTGGAGTGAGAATCCCATCCCTCATCCAATGCTTGTTGGAGGGAGTGATGAATTAGTGGAACATTTTGAGCAACCTGAAGAGGAACAGAGTGAAGAAGATTGAAGAAAGATATGTGGGTTTTGACCTTGAACCAGAATTCGCAAAAAAACAATCTTCTTCAAAAAGAGAAGCAGTTGATCACCCCGATCATTATAATAAAGGAATTGAGGTGATCGACTATATAGACAGTTGGGATTTTAATTTCACAATTGGGAATATTATCAAATATGTATCTCGTCACAGACATAAAGCTAATCCTTTGGAAGATCTTAAAAAGGCGAAATGGTATTTAGATAGATTGATAAGTAAATACGAGGATGAAAAATGAGAGAATGTTTGTCATATAACGATGTACTTTTGGTTCCGCAATATTCGAATATCAAAAGCAGATCACAAGTAAATTTGGAAAGTAGGCTGAGTAATAAAACATTTACCCTTCCTATCATTTCCAGCCCCATGGACACTGTTACTGGAACCGAAATGGCTTTGGCCATGGAGCAGGCTGGAGGCTTAGGTATTGTTCATAGGTATTGTAGCATTCCAGAACAAATCGAAATGATTAGTTATGAAGGGGTCCGAGCCGCAGCAACTGGTGTCACCGGCGACTTCACAGATCGCGCTGCTGCTCTATATAGTGCAGGCATTCGCATCTTTTGCCTGGACGTTGCCCATGGTGATCATACGCATATGCGGGGAGCGGTTGAGAGATTGAAGGACACATATGGAGAAGAAGTTCATGTAATGGCTGGTAATGTCGCGACAAGAGAAGCATATGAGCGTCTTTCCGAATGGGGAGCCGATAGTGTTCGTGTTGGTATTGGTGGTGGTTCTATTTGTTCCACTCGTATCCAAACCGGTCACGGCATGCCTACTTTTCAATCAGTTTTAGATTGCGCTGGCTCAGAGCGAGATACAACAATTATTGCCGATGGTGGTATTACAACTGCTGGCGATATTGTAAAGGCTCTTGCGGCAGGAGCAGACTTTGTTATTCTGGGTTCTCTTTTGGCTGGTACAAACGAGACACCAGGTCAGATATTCAAAAGTAAAAAGGGTAAAGAATACAAAGTCTATCGTGGTATGGCTTCTAAAGAGGCACAAAAGGATTGGAGAGGTTCTTTCTCTTCGAATGAAGGAGTCTCTACAACAGTAGATACCAAGGGTCCGGTTGCAACCATTTTGGATGATCTTGCAAATGGCATTCGCAGTGGGCTATCTTATTCAGGTGCTACCACCATCTTTGAACTCCAAACAAAGGCAGAGTTCATCAGGCAAACAGCATCAGGTCAAATTGAAAGCTCGACTCATATTCTGAGGCAATAATGGCGGATAAGTTTGAGCCCGTGAAATATGGAAAAGAGTATAAAAAGATTACTTTTTATGATTCTGATAAACGTCACGCCGATTTGAGGATTAGATTGCAATACGATGGTATGAAACAATCTGAATTCTTCAGGGCGGTTGTGACTGCTTACTTGGAGAAAAATGAACACTTTATGGCTTTTTTGGACCAACATATGTCCGACAATGAGCTTCGTAGTGAGAACAAGAGAAAGAAAATTAAGAAAGCGAGCAAGAAAGCAAAAGAAGTTGAATCAAAGTTCGCTTTAAAAGAAAAAGAAATTGAAAGTATATTTGACCTATTAGAAGAGGAACATCCAGACTTATGAGAGAATGTGCAAAACGATGTGAAGAACTAAATACAAGTTGTCCCTGTGAAGATTGTCGCTTATGGATTAATCACAATGAAGATTTCAACTGCACTCTACATGCAGTGAAGAACAACCACACAGGTGAATTAACGCTTCGAGAGGTCGCTGATCGAATGGGGATTAGTTTTGTTAGGGTGAAACAAATACAAGATAAAGCCATGACAAAAGTTGTAAAATCTTTGAATAAAGATAAAGCTTACTAAAAAAGTATTTTTATAGATCAATACACTATTTATTATACGAAAGCTTGATTCTAAAAGGAGTTTCATTATGAGCAATTCTAAGAAAAATCTGTTAAACGAAAATACAATTCGCCGGTTCATGAAGCTGGCTGAGATCGATAAACTCAGCGATGGGTTCGTTGATGGCCTCGTGCAAGAGGCTGTTGAAGAGGTTGAAGAAATCGAGGAAGGCATGCATGGAGGTATGGCCTATGCTCGTGATGATGAAGAGGAAGTTGAGGCTGCTGCCGATGAGATGGATGAGCTTCTCCCTCCCGACGACGAAGAAATGGAGATGGACATGGATCCTCCCGAAGAAATGGACATGGACATGGACATGGAAGAGCCGGCTGGCGTTGATTTGGCTGCCGACCTGGCCCGTGGCGTTGCTGCTGTAATCCAAGATGTCCTTGGCGTTAGCGTTGATGTTGAAGCTCCCGATGCTGCTCCTGCTGAAGAGGAAGCAGAAGAGATGGATAACGATATGGAAGATATGGAAGAGGGCGCCCATGATAAGATGAAGATGGAGGACGATGAGATGATGATGGAAGACGATATGGTTGCTGAGATCACCCGTCGAGTCACTGCTCGCCTTCAGAAAGAGAGTAAAGATGACGCTACTGCTGATGAGTTGGCCGAGCGAATCATTCAACGAATCAAGGGTATGTCCGACCAATAAGGATATGATATGGGTTTCCTGAGCCCAGAAGTTGCTAGAGAAAAGTTAAAGCAACACATCAAAGAACAAATCCCCGGTTTCCGGATTGAAGACAAAAGAAAAAGCCCGCTCATGAGGCTCCTATCCAAGCTTTTATTTTTCAATAAGAAGTTTTCGACCGGATACGTAACTGTGTTATACCCCCGGATCTATGTGCCTGAGTTGCCTTGGCGCGAGAAAGATCATGTCGCCGCCATTGCAACTTTGGCACATGAATATGTTCACTTAAAAGACAGAAAAAGAATGTGGTTGTTCTTTAACTTCCTTTATCTATTCCCACAAAATATGGCTACTTTTGCTTTACTGGGGGCTTTTGGTAACAGTCCGCTGTGGTATTTGTGTTTATTGTTCCTCCTCCCAATACCAAGTCCAACAAGGGCTTGGTTAGAGTTCCGAGGCTACAGGATGACTATTGCAGTTTGGTCTCACTATCTTGGGAGACAGTGGTCGACTAGTCGCTTTACTGATTCAATTATAGAAAAGAACTTTGCAGGTTCAGCGTATTATTGGATGTTTCCTTTTAGAAGATTTCTATATAAGAAATTTTGCGAACATCACGCTAAAAGAAGAAATATTCCAGAGATTAGAGAAGTCTTAAATATTATAGAAAACGATTAACAAATCCTAATAAATCTGTATAATAATCTTATAAAAGGAGAGTCTGTATGGATATTCGAGCAAAAATAGAATACAATAAAGGTTCTGCCAGCAAACATGGGTGGACCCCTCGTTGGTTTGGTGATGAAGAATTTAATGAAGATTTAGTTGAGAAAATCATGGAATTCCAGAGAGAGCATGGTTTAGATGCCGATGGTCTTTGTGGGCCAATGACTTATGCAAGAATGTTGACAGAACGAGAGGCAAATGCAGATACAACTCATATTATTTGCAATGGTCAAAACGTTAAGCTTGATTGGGATAAAACGATTGGCCTGTATCATAGTGATCGAAAACTTTTGCCAGGCACCTGTTATGATTTCAGGCCCGAAGATAGACAACCAACAATGGTTGTAACCCACTGGGATGCAGCACTGTCTGCTGAGTCTTGCTTTAGAATCCTCAAAAAGCGTAAAATCTCTTCTCATTTCGTTATTGATAATGATGGTACCATTTATCAAATGGTTGATACAAAGCATGTCTGTTGGCATGCCGGCATTCGCTCTGTCAACAAGGCAAGCATCGGTATTGATTTCACTAATGCATATTATACCAAATACCAGGACTGGTACGAACGAAAAGGTTTTGGACCCAGGCCGGTGCTGGAAGATGTAAAGGTGCATGGAAGAGCGTTAGATCCGTTCCTGGGATATTACCCAGTTCAGATTGAGGCATACAAGGCCTTACTCAAGGGTTTGGGCGAACATTATGGAATTAAACTAGAATGTCCCCTTGACGAGAATGGCGAACTACTTACTACAGTTGATGACACAGCAGCGGCTGGTGACTTTGAAGGTGTAGTTGCTCATTACCACCTAACGAAACGCAAAAAAGACACTGCTGGTCTTGAACTAAAGAAAATTTTAGAAGACATAAGGAATTAATACAATGGATGCGTTTGATAAGTTAGTAGAGAAACATTTCCCACAGACAGGACAACTTCAGATTTTGATGGAGATGGTTAAGAAAGAACTTAATGGTTTTAAGCTCTCAGATCCAAAACAGATTATAAATGAAGAAATGCCACAAACATTGACGATGGCTAGTATTCCAGATATTCCCATTTCTGAAATCGGTTGGTCTAAGTTAGACACCAGGGATGGAGTTGAGGTTCCCTCTGAACAAAGGACACAGTTAGAGCAGTTCCTGTCAAACATTGCCGGTGCCAACATTAGCGAGAAGCTTGCTTCCTTAAACCGGTTTTACTCGATGGATGATGAGTTTATAACTGGACAATTACAAGGCGATAACGCAACAGCAAACATATCGAAAGCTATTTCCTATCTTGTCTTCTACAAAACTCTAACTCAAATTATTACTCATTTTAATGCCTCTTCTGCCGGATTCTCTTTTGAATCATTTTTGGGTGTTCTTCTGAATGGCTTTCAGGTGCCGACTGGGGAAGGGACTATTGCTGACCTTCTTGACGCTGATGGTAACCCTATTAGTCTTAAGTTATACAAAGAAGGTAATTTGGAGGCCGGCGGTTCGTACACTGATTTGGTTGTTGATTTAGGAAAAGAAAAATACAACAATCGAATGCAATACATTTGTGTGACTAAGGACTTATCAGGAAAAGATTTCGAACAAGAAGGGACTTTGAGATTTTTCTTGTTTCAGTTCGATTTAGAAAATGTTTTCAATATTCTATCAAAATCTAGTGTCAATTCTCAGAAAAACATTTTACTTCCAAAACCTTTCCTAGACTCTGGTGGAGAGCAGGTGGAGGGTTTGCCAACAAAGGCAGCTGCTTTTCCAACAGCAGAGGAAATGGAGTCTGAGTTTGTTGAGATCCTAACTGATGTCTATAATGAAAATAGAGAAGCCATAGAAGCACAAACAACGGATGCTAGTTTAGAGAATGTCGTTCAAGCTCTAGACTTTGCTAATAACGATTCTCTCTTTAGAGACAAAAAGGTTAGAGGAAAAGATGATCTTGCAAAGAACGGCCTGGCTCGATCAATTGCCAGATTTTATGAAAACCCAAAGCCATCTGTCGTCAAAGGAAGTGTACTTTACCAGGCTATTGCGGCAGCGTATGAAGCTTTAAGGGCTAGATATGCCAAAACAGAGCAAGAAAGAAAAAGACAAGAAACAATCAATGCCTTGTATTTTTACGAGGGGCCTGACGATGCTGAACGGGTGGAGGCTTCTAGGGCTTTTTATCAAAATGCATCTCCAGAACTTAAGAAGAAGTGTTTATTAGTTTCACATGGTTATGTGACAACAGGTCACTTTAATTTAACCCAGACCATGATTAAGAATGTTGCTCAAATAGCACAACCAACTCCGGGTGATGTTTTCCCAGCTGGTCAGAGTCAGGTTGAGATAGGCCGTTTGGAGATCGGTGCATCAAGGATACAAGAAGTTTTAAATAAAATCTCTAGTGTGTTGAATGATAATAT